TTGTTCACGAAGAACTTCTAAAACACCAGCAACTGGAGTAAAATTACGAGTACGAGAGAAGATAGCCGCTACTTCATATAGCTTTTCTACAATCAAGTTAGAAAGTTGAGTAGGAATTAAAAGTGTACCAGGAGCACCAGATGTAACTACAGGTGTATTAGCACGAACCTCACGAATTTCCTCACCATCTTGTTGACGTAGAAACTGCTCGATAGCACGGACTTCAAATTGTAAATCTTTTTCCACAGAGCGTTCCTCCTTGTTTCCTTCAACAATTTCCACGTTCTCTTTAGAACGGGATTCAGCTAATTTAATAGCTTTGTCTAACTGAGCGATTTCCAATTGAACTTCAGCAGAACGTGTTTCTTCTTCAGCAGTTAATCCACGTACCTCTGTTTCAACTGATTGAGCAATTTTATCTAGCTCATCAAGTAAAGAATTTTTTTTCTCAATAAGAGCTTTAACTTTCATTTACTTATTCCTCCTGTTTATATTGACTAATAAATTGTCTTAATTTTTCAGCAGCAGTTGGCTGCGGAGTTTCTTCGACTTTTTCCTCTTCGACTTCTTGCTCGTCAGTAACCTCAGGTTGCTCGTCAGCATTCTCGTCTTCAGTAGGTTTGTCTTCAACTTCATCAACCTTATCTTCACCTTTCGGTTCATCTGTAGGTTGTTCAGTTACAACTTGCTCATCAACCTTATCAGTAGGTTCATCAGTAACCTCTTCAGGTTGTTCTTCATGCTGTTCAGCAACTTTTACATTAGCTTGTAGCATTTCAAAGATCTTTTTGGCGATAGCTTCAATATCAGCATCTGAACGAATCTCGATAGTACGAAGATTTAATTCAGAAGCAGGTACTTCATCTTCAACCAAATCAATACCTCGAGCTGAAATAGAAGATTGGGCATAAGCTGGATCACGAACTACTGATACCTCGAATAACTCAAGTTCATCAACAGTACGTTGGAAATGATCTCCCATATTACGCCAAGAATCTTTAATAGCTCGGAAGCCAAAAGACATATTTTGTAAGATACCATCTTTAATCAATTGGTAATAGTCTTTACCCCACGAAGTAGGACTAATAGTTGCAGTCATGTAGAGACCTTGGTCATCTTCTCGTAATTGTAAAGAACCGTTACGAGTAGAGGAAAGAATCTTGTTTTTATCATGCTCAGCATAGAAATGAATTTCTTTTGCTTTTTCAATAGCACGAGTCCAAGCCCCTGGTTTGATGATCTCTTGGAACCTTTGTTCACGACCTAGCATATTACTTTTCTGCCCGGTCTTATTTACATAACCTGATACAGTAAGTGTGCCATCATCATTAGTTTCCATACTTGAAGAGTTAACACGAAGTTCCATCTTCATTATTTCTTAGTCACCCCTTTATCTTTTGGTTTGCTTGGTGTCTTTGATTTACTCAAAGGTTGTTTCATATCATCAAGCTTCGGATTCATAGGGCCTTGATCTAAATCTGCACTACCTTGCATATTAGGAACAATAATTTCTTTAGTCTCAGGATTGAATAATACATTACCTAGTGACCAAATGAAGTAATCTTCATCAAGTTTTGGTAAGTCAAGTTTACCACGAGACTCATTTAAGGACCATAATCCTTTAGTAAGTGCTTCGGTAATTGATTCAATTTTTTCCTTCTCAGTTGTACGCAAGATCTCACTTACATCAAATCTGAAGTAATAACCTTGTTCCTTTTCTTCTTCTAAAAGAAGTGATTTATCTAATGCTGTTTCAAAAGCGATTAGAATAGGAGCCAAAGTATATTGAAGGAAATGTAAGTTATTTTGTTCATTTGAAGCATACTTGTTAGCGTCAGCATTTAGCATACTTTCAGGAACATTAAATAGTCTTGAAATATCGGAAATAGTAATCTTCTTACTATCAACCATTTGTAAATCATTAGGCTTTAAACTAATAGGATTATACTCAAGACCTTCTTCAAGGATAACTGTTTTACCAGCATTCTTTGCACCACTATAAAGTGATTCCCAACCTAGCTTCAATCGTTTCATAGCCTGATCTGAAATCTTATTAGCAGTTTGAAGAACACCGATAGGTAGAGCTCCGTTTTTAAGGATATTGTTTGAATATTCCACTTCATTTAGGGCAAGCTGTAATAGTTTACCGCCTTGTTCTAAAACGCCTCGAGAAGTAATACCATCTTCGGAATCACGAAGAACTGTAATTAATTCATAAGGTTGGAATGTTCTCTCAAGTCCTTGACCATCATGACCATAAGTCATTAGCTTTACATCAGCACTATACTTATATCCGTCTGAAACATACTTAGTTACTTGAACATTTCTCATATCGAAAGGATGAACTTCAAGAACGCTGTTTCGAGCTTTATCCATTTTAGTATAGCTTGCGCCGTAAAATAGATAGTCTTTAACAACTTTCTTTTTAAAGTTATAACCATTTAACATTGAGTTGGGTTCATTATTAAGTAAGAATACTCGTCTATCATTAGGTACTTTTTCAACTTCGCCCTTGTCATTTTCCTTGTAAAGGTATATTGGAAGTTGTGCAATAGACCCACTAATCAACTCGACACAAAATACTACAGAGGGAATCCGCATAGCTTCTTCTTCTGTAATCGCTGTACCTGTTGAGAAAATTGAGTAAATAGCACCTTGAGTATGGGTTGAAGCAAAAACAGAACGTTCTTCTTGTTCAGGTTTACTTTTCCCAAACCAGTTATTAAAGAATCCCACAAACTTCCTCCTCCCTATAAAATGATAAGGTCTCTGTCGTCATATACAGAAGCGCCTTCATCAATTTCAATCTTCCAAAGAACGAAAGCATTGATAGTTGCAGCAACCATATCGACTTTACCTGTAGACTTCTTTTTATTTACATAAGTATTCAAGTTATTATCTTTAACTTCCCTAGCATTAGAAAAGTTCATTTCATATAATCGGTTAGGCTCATATCCAAAGTTTTGTTGAAGAACTGATTCTTTCAACAATTTAGTAGCAGGGTGAAGTGTACTTGAGTGCTGTTTAATTTCAACAACTTCATAACCTTCTTCATACCAGCGATTAGCAGAGGATACGGCATTGTATTTGTCATAACCAATTCCTTTAATATTGACACCATACTCATCTTGTAAACCTAATACAAAATCTTCTACGAAGCGGTGAGATATAATACGGTCTCCGCATTTGTAAGCATAACCGTTCTCAATCATCATATCATAGTCAATTTTCTCAAGTTTTGACTTCTGAGCAACATTATCAGCAGGTAAAAAGCCCCAAGATTTGGAATAAAATTTTTGTTTTATTGAATCCCAGTGAACCATAGTTACTGCAGTGTTATCAGTTGTCAAAGATAAGTCGACTCCAATATAAACGTCTTTATTCTTCCAATCAAATGAGCCGTTTAATTTGCACAGTCTCAAGTCATCGGTAGAGATATAGACTTCAGCATCATCTCCGTCAACGAAGATATTCATATGCTTAGTTAGGAAGTTCTTTCTTGAACTTGGCATCTCAACAGCGTGTTTACGCTGCTTAACAAGATAATCAAAGTTCTCAGGAACATCAATAATTAATGGATTTGCTTCAATTAAAGATTTGTCACTCAACCAATCTTTAGGATCGTCAGGTTTATATAAAAGAGCAAAAGTTGTATCATCTTCTATATGTCCATCAAGAACTTTTTCGCAATATTCCATTTCTTCAGTCATTGGATTATTTAACGACTCATAGGCCGTTGATATAAGAATCCCTGTACGGTTAATCATATTCATCTGTGAAGACTGCATGGCATCAATCGGATAACGATTTCTTAATGCTCCAACTTCATCGGCCACATATACGTTGGCTTTACGGCCATCCATGCGGTTTTCTGATGTAGCAAGTGGAACGAATTTTGACTTGGTAACTTTACATCTTGTTTCAGCACGAGTTGTTTCAAAGTATTTAGTCAAGAAAGGAGATGAGGTAATCATTTGCTCAAGTTCTTTCTTAACGATAGAAGATAACTCTCGGTCAGGAGCTACTGAATAGAACTCAGAGAACTGAGGTTCAATTAATAGCAAGATAATAAATATCAGACCTACGAGGAAGGATTTCCCGGATTTACGGGCGATAAGTAAAACAGAGCGCTCATAACGGCGTTTCTCACTGTTTGTTTTATGCTTCCAACAAAGTGCATTAATAATAAAGTACCACTGAAACCCAGCTAAAGCATCATGGGCAGGTTTCCCTGCAGCTGGACCAGAAGCCATATTAATTAGTTTAGTCAATTCTGTTATCTTTTTAACTTCATCTTCATCAATATAATATTTACAGTCAGGATCTTCAAGATCTCTAAGAAATTTTGCACATTCTTTTTTAATATACTTACCAGTAATAATTTTGCCCTTAACAACATCAAGAGCATACTGATACGCTTTGTGCTGTTTAATACTCATAGGCTAATCCTCCTAGTAAGTAACTGAACTATTTTCCACCGCCAAGAATTTGAAGTAATGGATCTTCTTGTTTTTCTTTTTCCTCAATCTTTTTACCTGCTAAAGCAGCACGTGAGGAAGGTGATAGTCCTAGTTGGTTCGCTAAAGAGCGAAACTGATTCAAGTAAGCCATCTTAATTTTAACATAAGGATTCTCTACGCTATTCTCATGACCATAACGGTCAGTACGAGTAATAACTAATCCTTCAGCATTAAGATTCTCATCACATTGGCGGATCTTACTTAACGAATCAGCAGTTTGTTCAAGTACAGGAATATCCAAATTTGATAGTAAGCCTGAAATCTCAAGTTCACCAACAAGATACTCATAATATACTTGACCTAATTCGTCAAGATGTTCAGGTACAATATTAACTTTATCAGTAGCACCCAATAACTGCTGTTCAATAGATTCTCGAACTTGCAGTTGTTCTTTAGTCTCTGACTTTCCTTGTTTGAGTGAGGCAGGTTTTCGTGCTCTTGCCATATTTATCACTCCTCAAAGTCGTCTTCGTCCTCTTCATAATAGTCTTCGACCATAATATCATCAATAACTCCTATATCAGTAAGGTAGTCAAGGACAATATCTGAAATGACTTGTAAATCTCCTTGTTCAGGAGCCAAGCCAGCAGCAATAAGCTTATGGAAGAAGTAATCTTGAATATCACTTTCGTAAATCATAAATTTTCCATCCATATTAACACCGCCTATAAGTTAAAGTGACGGTCAGCGGACATATTATGTCTTAACTCGAAGTCTAATTTGTTGCTTGTACCTAGCTGTAGGTTACAAGTTTTACATAATGTAATTATATTCCTATTGTCAAATACGAGCTCTGGATAATCTCTTCTCGATTTTATGTGGTGAGCCTGTAACTCAGTTGAGTTGGCAATCCCATACTTTAGTAAGCAACGCTGACATAGGTGTTTATCACGCTTTAAAATTGTCTTTCTCAGTTTAGTCCATCTTGTGGTCTTTAATGGATTATTTTTATCGTTTCTTTGATATTCTCTCATATAGTCACGCTTAGCTTTTTGTTTACATTCACAGCGTGATCCTTCTGGGATAATCTTACCACATGAGCAAGTTGTTTTCCTACTCATCATCTTCACCATCTAACTCGGCGAAGTCTTCAATACCTGCCTCATCATATGGTTCACCACAGTATGAACATTCAACTGAGATACGTTTGCCTCTTTTGACCTTAATGACCTCTGAGTGGCAATTATCACATAACTTAGTTTTCATGTCATACCTCCTTAGTAAAGTTATTGTTATAACCTTACATAATATATATGCTTAGCTAAGATAATCTGTATACCATTTTGTATAAAAAAGTAAAAAAAATAGCACCATTATGGAAATGGCGCCATTTTAGTATCAAACTATAGTGCTATTATAGTTACTTATCTAAAACCCTGCAACAATAGCATTATAAACCAAGATTAATTCAATTGCAACTGCAATTAAAGCAGTAAAGAAGTTATATTTTACATCCTCTTTTGGTCGACCATGAAAAGCCAAGTTAACCAAAACTGCTATTGCACCAAGAACTGCTAAAATAATAAACCAAATATTCATTATTCTTCCACCTTTTCATAAGTATTTAAGAAAGTTTCACAAGGTATAATCCATACATCAGATGGGTCTCCTTGATTACGAACTTTTCTATCACCATTTTCTAAAACTTCAATTACCTCTAGTAAAGTTTTTTTACGATAAGTTTCCATTATCTTATACTCTCCCCTTCATCTAATTTTCTCATTAACTCTAATACTTCATCTGCTTCAGGAGTTTTCATTCGAGCCAACTTAATTCTAAGTTCATTCCATTTTAAAGGGTAACGTTTTTTAAGCAGGTTGTCATATTCTTTTGTATAGTATTCTTCACGTTCGCGAGCTCTTTTATTTTCTTCTAAAACTGCATGGTACATATTACTGTGAATATCATGGATGGACTTATCTGATAGATGGACGCTTTCATTAACCTGAATTAAATGAATTACATTTCTGGCTCTGTGTTTATAAAGATAAGGTTCCATTCTAATTATCCTCTCTATTATTCATTTGGCTTCGGAACAAGTTCCTCAGCATTAGTAGTATGAATATTCTGATGTTTCAGAGTTGAGGTATATAGAACATATGTTCTATATTAAAGTATACTAATCCTCTATAGATCGAAAAAATTAAAACTTCCAAGAGCTCTATCTCATTTCGACCTTGATAGAGTTTACAGAAGCTAATTGCAATTCCTCCTACTATTTTTGTTTAAACTGAGAATAATACAAACTCAGCTGACGTTAAATACCGAGTACATTTTATAGCAACGGCTGTACTAAACCTTTTACGTTTTGAGTCTACGGCATGACTTACCAAAATTTTTATGGGGAGCCATAAGGTTCATGACCTTACGGGTGAAATATTCAGCTGTTATAGTTATATTATATATAGAAACTTTTAATCTGTAAACCAATCTTTTAAAAAAATGTGGAATAATTTTGATATTTAAGTAATATAATATATCATGGCACCAATATTGACATATGGAGGTAAAATATGATAAGAAAAACGAGGTCTGATAAGAAGTTCTTGGTTAAAGTCTGGGTCCCAATTCAGAATAAAGCTATTTTTCGTTCACATTGTATGGAATATCATCTTAGTATGATGTATGTAGGGGAGAAGTTCTTAACAAAGTCATTGGATAATTACTCTGATGCCAAGATAAGTCTTATGATTGAGGATAGACTCCCAGTCTATAACAATATGCAAATGCAAAAAGAGGACTTCGATATACTTGGTATAAGAGTTACTAATGAGTATTGGCAAAAGTTAGCTTGGTTTGCTATTACTTATCATAGTACTGTAGCAAAGATAGGTAGTGTACTGTTTGAGCAGGCTCTTGGACAATAT